CCAGCAACATTAGCGATCTTCATTTTAAAGTTAGCACCTTTCCACATATCAAATGGGTTAACTGGTGATTCATCTTGAAACTTAGGTTGCATGCTATCCATGATCTTCTCAAAGATCTTAGCACCGTAAGTATATAGAAATACTTTACCTTCGTTCTCAGGATTCTCAGGATCCGAAACCACATAGATGTTTGACACATAGTGTAATCTACGCTTACGCTTACGTGCTAAATCTTTGTCAGCTTCAATACCTGTATTCCAAAGTTTAGAATTCATCTCAGATACTGGATCGTCCTTCTGAATAGTAGTAAGTGATTTCTCAACATACCATTGTCCAGTCGGTCCTTGGAAGAAGTGATCCCAGTATTTTGCCCAAGGTAAGTCATCACCTTCGACTGTAGGTAAGAAACGAATAACAGCATAACCGTTACCTGCTTTATCTACTGATGGTTTCCACATACGGTCGTCGCCATATGATTTCTTTTCTGTGGTGCCAGTTCCGGCCGCACCAACTAATGCGCTCATGTCATTAGCTTTCGCCTTTAAGTCTGCAAAACTCATTGTACATCTCCTTTAATTATTAGTATAAATTTGTATCATTGTATATTATAACATACTTTTTGCAAAAGTACATACTTATTTAAAGATATCAACAATAATATTTTTAAACTTATTGTCATCAAACTTTAAGAAAGATTGATACTTTGATATCTTTGTAAACAAATCCGGCCACAAGATAGTCTCTGTGATCTGATTGTTTGCCCTATCAATAAACCCAGTCAAGCGGTTTATTATACACACAGTCTCTAATGAAACTGTGCCTTCGAGATGAAGCTGGACTATTCTTGGATATGTATCTTCTATCTCCAAGAGGTCATCAAACTTTACATCTGAAATCTCTTCTAGTTCATTCCTAAACATATAAGACATACTATCTATAACTTTTAGGAACTTGGTATAAGTCTCTTCGTCTCTGATCATATCACCACTATACTTATTACCTGCTACTTGATGTGCAGCAAAGTACATAATAATATCATCTTTACTCTTAAACCTTTTACCAATCTTTGTTAACTGAAACTTGTCTGGCCTTTTCCAATACGTCTTTTCAGTTACGTTAGTTTTAAAATTATACTTAAAGCAATCGTAAGATCCATTGAAGTGGAGGTTAATTGCGTTATGTAATGTGAAAGCCTCATATCCAGTCATTCTCATATAGGCAACATCGCTGTATGTCCACCTTGCAGTAGGTTAAGTTCCTTTGCTTCATACTCAATATGTTCCACTATCTCCTTTGAGATCAGTTTTTTGCTGTCTCTAATGTCAATCTCGTTGTCCTCACATACTGTTATAACTGAATCCATGTATGAACAGCCTCTGTGAGTACGTACATATGTTTCAACTAAACCTGAGAATGCTTTCTTATTTAGATCCTCACTCATTTTTGAATCCCGTTCTTATCATATGCTGGAGTAAGAGTTGCCCAATAGATTGGCTTCTCTTCGTTCTCACCATAGAAGTCAAGAGACCATACACCTTCTCTTAGATAAGTTTGACAATGGTTTTTGTATACCCTTGCTGATTCATACTTGGCAATTGCACCTCGTTCATTGGTTTGGATCCCACGTCTTAATGCTGCCATTTTTTCTGTGGTTGCTTTGATATATCTCTTCACGTTAACTAGAGATAAGCCATGGTCATCATCTAATGCTACAACATTAGGTGCTATACTTTTATATGATGCAGGCTTTTTAGCTGCTCTAGCCTTCGCTAGGTTAGCTGCTGCCGCAGCTCTTTGCTCTTCACTCATCTTACGTTTTGCCATAATGTAAATCCTATTTAGTGTGTGTTAGATATATTATAACATAGATAGTGTGTAAAGTACATACTATCCTTTGTATATTTTTTGTATGTGTGTTTCAAATGCCTCTACCTTCTCAACACGATTCGGCCATTTAATATATTCCTTCTCAGGATTAGCCTTTAAGTTATTGAGTAATGGTCCGATAGCATTATATAGTTTGTCTAGTTTGTCTTGTGTTGTTGATGCCTCTGCTGCTGAAGCTGTTGCTGTTTGTGCAACATCTAATTCATTTTCATCTACAAGAGTAAAACCGAAATCGAAATCTGCCATGTTATCCCTTTAATAATTTGATACCCTTAGTCCAGTTCTCTGCTGCATCTTCGACATAGCGTAATGCTTTGTATGGAAAATCTTCTCGCATGATCCTGTTACCATCTGGATCTTTATATGTTATTGAAAAATAGGAACGTTCACCGTCCATTCCTGTTACGACCTGATATACCTTAGCAACACTACCGTCGTCTTTGTAGTATTCGTTCATTAATTTAGTATTGTTCATAATGTCTCCAATGATTTAAGGTGGGGGACCATAATAAGGAAGAGTCCCCCGATTCGTTACTTACTTAAAACGATAAGCTTGCCTTAAGTGAAGTTGTAGCATCAGCGCTATCAACTTGTGACCACGATGCAGTCCATATACCACGAGTTAACTCTACAGTCTTCGTAGTTACAGGAGTTGCTGCGTCAGTCTTATTCCAAGTACCTTTAAGAGTACCTAGAGTACCAAGAGCACGTGAGACAGATACTTCATTGTCATTCGTTGCTCCAGCGTTTCTATCCATAACTGCTTCAAGACCTAATCCAGCAACAGTTGTACCAACCGTAATTTCTGAATTGTGTCCTGCTGTGACTTTGTTGTGTACCACTTTAGCGGTTACACCAGCAGATGTAATTGATGCTGTAGTTTCTCTTGTTTCTGCCGCAACATCAGTTACTGCAACTGCGATACCGCCAATAGTTCCACTTGCATCAATAGTAGTGCTTCCACCACTTACTTGGTTAAGTCCGACCTTGTATGCACCAAGAGTAGTTGTTACACCAATCTTCGTGACATCAGGATCATCACCTGACCAGTCACCAATCTTTAGAGTAAGAACACCAGCTGTGCTCTCTACCCACATATCATCTACAGCGAAGTCTTTATCAAGAACAACGGTTACGCTAGACGCACCTGCAGTTCCCTTCATTGTAGTATGAATGTCTTGAGCGTATGTACCATGTGAATCTAAGGTACCCTCATATAAACCCGAAAGACTAATACCTGCAAACGAAGTTGCGGATACTGCCATTGCCGCCGTCGCGACTAGTAGTTTTTTAAACATATTACTTTCCTTTTTATTTAAACAAAAAAAATCCTTTTTTAAGTAGGGATTGTGACTACTGAGAGTTATTTATATAGTTTTTATATAATATGCTCTCTTTTTCGTAAGCTTCATTTTCATCAAGCTCACGGTTTTCATGTAATTGTTGAACATGTACCATCTCGTGGCACACAGTTAAGATAGTTTCTTTGAAACTAAGACGTGTATCTATTTCAATATCGTACTCATCATCTTCAGCAGAATCAGTAGTCCAACCTTTAACGTTGTCTTCTGATATATCTTCAACCTCAACAGATACCAAGATCTCTTGGGGTATATTCAATTCCTTCTTACAAAAATCAACTATATCTTCCAGCAACGCCATAGTTACCTCCACTATTTCCTACTCATACCACACGGTTCGTGTAAATCTGTTTTCAATTCTTTAATAATCTTTTTTGATTCTTCAGCAGCTTCAGATATATCATATCTTTGATACCACTGTCCCATCATACCCATATGCTGAAGCTTTGACTCCAACAATTCTAACTTTTCTGTCGTAGACATTAAATTATCCTATGTGATATAGCTTTATTTATACAAAAAATTAACTGTAGAACTGTTCATATCCAGCAGTTAAGCATTCTCCGTTTGCTACACAATCACCATAACCAGCAATGTAATCTTCATATTGCTTTTTAATAACAGGATTATCTCTACAAGATTCTGGTAAAGTTTGTGGAATTTCACATTGTTCATTCGCTACCCAACCTGCTACATAAAATTGATTATGTGATCTTAAGTGTTGCTCTCTTTCTTGTGCATTTGAAACTACCATTATATATCTCCTTCAATAATATTATAAACATCTTTCCAAGTTCTTGCACGAGCACAAGGATATTCACAATCTCTGTTCCATGCATGATCGATAAGGATACTGTTTAAACTAGCATCGTTACCCATTTTAATGTTCGCACCTTTGTCTTCTATCCACCAACATTCTGATCCACCCCAATCATTGACTAAGACTTCATCTTTGTCTTGACCAGTGTTGAGAATAGTAAACCCTTCGAACACATCACCAAATACATTGCGCAAGTTCTCTTTACGATACTCTTGTGCAAGTTTGCAATTAGTCTGAGAAGTAATGACATGGAAAATATATCCATGCTCTTCATGCAGCTTGCGGACATATTTAATCGCATCACGTAATGGTGATAGCTTCTTCATTTCTTCTGATCTGTTGAACAAGTTGACATATCTTGAACCAGTTTTCTGTGCAACTCCAACTGCTTTCGCAACGTTATAGTCATCACTTAATCTATGTAGACCTTCAGTCTTCTCTAACCAACGATAGAAATGAAACTCCCAATCAAGGAGAACTCCATCACAGTCAGTTAGTATAATTTTATCTTTTATTTCACGTAGCATATATACTCCTTTTTGCTATTGATTCATCGTATCTGTCCATGGTATCCCAAGCTTCCTTAGGTAATTCATTATACTTACAGCCCATGGATTTCTGTAAGTCTGGTTTGATGAGTGTGTCTTGATCTAGGAAAGGATGGAAGCCATCTTTGTCTAACCATAGTCTGGCTGATCTTAAACGAATACCTTCGAGTGTATCAATTGTCTTACGCTTTGATTCTTTAATCCACATTATACTTGACTCCAAATAATAAAATTAACAACAACTAACATGATGATAATGAAATTCTTCATAATAACATGCCAATCTCAATTCCAATCCAAAGAATCATGACACCCATGATAGAGTAACCACTCTTCATAATGCTGTCGTAAGATGATCTGATTGATTCCATATTTTCGTTATGCTCTTTATTATTCATGATGATTTTCCTTTCTTCTTAGATGGACCCATTACTGATTGTCCTTTAAAATAACCGCCGCTTTGCTTTTCTAAAGTCTTGGCAGTCTCCTCTGGTGACACAACCCTGAACTTGTCAGGATTAGCATCGATAAAGTCTTGCGCTTCTTTTGAACGTGCCATTATAAACTCCTCTCGTAAATCGCAAAAGTATCTGCGTGTGGCTTAGGGCACCAAGCTTGTGGTCTTTTAAAACCAGGCTTAGACTTACCTCTAAAACAATATCTAAAACCTTTAACACCTTCTAAGCTATCAAAGTATAACAATGATGATTGCATAAGTTTAAGATATTTCATAGGTATACCTTTAGCGAAAGAAGTTTCGTTTGAAGGTGATTCGTATTTTTCTAGTATTTCCATTGATGTCATATTTGACTCCTTTATTATTTAATATGTATATATTATATCATAGTTTTGATCGCTTGTGTAACTTTATAGTCACAGAAATAGTGTGCTTATTTATGAAGTAACAGCAGCAAGTTGTGCTCTAAGCTGGTTACGATCTGCAATAAGCCTATTGATATGAGCTTGGCATCTTGCCCAATCAAAAGCTGCTTTGTTAGAATCAACTTGTTTTTGAAGACGAACATTGTCATCTTGAAGTTGATTAACTTGAGCAACAAGACGTGCGTGTCTGTCCTGGATTCTTTGATCTCTTGTACCTTGTTTTAATCTATTTCCTACTTTCATAACATTTCCTTTTTTATTTGATATAGGTATATTATATCATATATTGAGCCGCTTGTGTGGAAACTTATGGTGCCAGGGTGCGGCTATTTTTCGCGCATCTGGACCAGTACTATTTGTACTGTTGTATGACTTGTACGAGTTCCTTATCCCAGTTGTCACGGTGTTCGATAAAAACTTGAGGTTCTGCGTCATCCACAGAGATAATTGTTACCAATTGTGTGATAGGAATGCCAGTTCTCTCTTCCCAGGCAATAGCATAAAAGCATTCTTGCATAAAATAAGAGTGGATCCATTCTTTTTTCTTGGTCTTTCTACTTGTCTTATAGTCTATAATAGACGGTTTACCATCGAACTCTGCTACACAGTCAACTCGACCTGCAACTCCTAAGTGATCAGAATACAATGGTAACTCCTGTCCATATACTGTGCCTATTCTTGTGTCTAGTATATTTTTAATTCTCTTAAAGTCATGCAAGATATTAGGCATCAAGTCTTTTGCATAGTCAGGTTTATTGTTCACATAGTCTTCACATACTTGGTGAACTGCTGTACCCCTTCCTGCTGCTTGTCTAGATATTTGATTTGCTACATCATGACCTACACGATCTCTCCATTCCATAATAGCTTTCTTACTTAGGTTACCAAGTAAAGTTGTTATAGAAGGATAGTTACCTTTAGGTGTTTGATATTTTCTACCACCGTCATTTGTAGTTGTTAGGTCATTATAACCTAAATCAATGGGTTCATGTTTAAACATTATCTATCGTAGTCAGTTTGTTTCATTCCGTCTCTTCCTGCCACCTTATTGATCTCACTCATACGATCTTTAAATCCATCATCTGTTTGTGACCATAAAGATTTAACACCTGAGATTACCTTAGGTTGTTTATTAATTACTTGTTGGCAATCATGATCTATATAATACTGATCAAGATCTTTGTAAGACATCGTGTCTTCCCACTCTTTACCAGTCTTATTACTTTTAAAATCATATGTCGGCATCTCTATTCCTTATAACTATACTCTTCCACCATTTATATAACCACATAACTTTCTGTGGATGATGGTCAGGGTCAGGTAATTCATCTTTAAAATAACTCATGAACTCTAATAATTCTTCGTCGCTCAAAACTCTCCAGCACAATCGATTAACATTTTCATACGATGCTCTATTAGATACGTAAGTATATTCGAGCGAGCAGGGTAATCATAATTCTCGTACTTATTTATAGCTGCCTCACGTATACCATCTGGGGTATTCTCAAGATCGATCATTTGAGCATTACGCATAAAGTTACGATAGACATTAGGCTTCATAATAGATTCTAGATCATCACGATTATCCCAGTATTTGTCTATAGCTTTTTTAGTCATAGGTGTTTGTCTTGCCGCTGTCACAAATACATCATCGTGAGAGTTAGCATTAGGAACACCATCACCACTATCACCTTTAAGTAAGTGTTCGAATAAGTAACGACGAGGATTATCTTCCTTAATCATTTTATTAAACATAGGTGACCATTGTATGACATGACCATGTGATTGTAATTGAATAAAGTCTTTATCAGCAGATATAATAACTACATCCTCACCAATAAGAGGCATGGACTTGTGTACAGTTAATGCACCTATGATGTCATCAGCCTCTGCACTGTCTATCTTAATAACAGCATAAGGGAAATTAGTACGTAGATCATTAAGAGTATCTTCTATTAAGTCGAAGATCATTGGCCAATCATGTTTATCTGTAGAACGATTTGCTTTACGCTGAGCTTTATACTCAGGGAATACATCTTTACGCCAAGAGTAACTATCACAACAAATGACTATCTTGCCATACTTTGACTCTGGGTATTTGTTACGATACACTCTTAGATTATTAAGAATGATATGTTTAACTAAATTCTCACTAAGCTCTTCACCATGACTAAGCTGTCCCATAATAGAACCGATAGCCAAACCATTAAAATCAACTAAAACCATAATTTATCCTTTTAAATATACTGTGTATATTATAACATGTTTTGTTTAGATTGTACATACTTTTCTGATAAATTTTTTACAGAACCGTATCCAAGCTTGATAGCTATAATACCATTGTAATTCTCAGGGTTCAATAGAACCTCTTCATCGAATTGAATTTTTGCTTCCATATAGTTTGTATCACCACGTGTTTCACATAGACATATGATCTCACGTTTGAAGTTCTCTTTACCTAACTTCTCTATATCTTCTAGTAATCTCTTACTTGATCCCCAATACTCTTGCCAATCAGTTTCCTTTGTGACCTTGCGTTTTCTCTTAAACCCCGCAAGCGGCTTGAGCTTTCTTACGGTTTTAAAATACTTTCTTCCTATGTAGTCGTGTCCGTTAGAAAGATTGGTAATACGATACACAAACCCATACCAATCCATAACGTCATCAGAAGTGAATAGAACACCATTATACGTCCAATCGGTCTTCATCGTTATCGTATTCGTCTGCATCATATCCTCCACGCTTAGCCCATTCTAAATTAGAACCACAAAATGGACAATGTGTTACTTCAATTTCAAACTCAGCTACTTCATGTTCATAACCTAATTCTTCTTTAATGACAACCTCAAATGGTTCACTATTACATTCGTGACATATCATAAACTTAATTCTCCTACTTGAACATGTGCCATCATCTTGTCATATGATCCTACATATTTACCGTCAATAAAGATCTGTGGAAATGCTCTTGCATTTGGAACTGCTTTTTGAAGTTGTGTCATAGTCCAGTCACCTGATTGCACATTTCTCTCTTCTATATTAATACCTTTTTTCTTTAAGTAGTCTTTTGCTTTTGTACAATATATACAATCGTCTTTAGACCACACTACTGCTATACTCATAAACTTAATCCCTCAAATGATTTATTGTTGACGTCATGTGTAACTCCACCGAGTACATAAGACGTTATTTCTGTTTCTTGCGGAGCTACTTGTACTGCTCCTCCACTAATCCATTTCTCTGTCCATGGTAGTGGGTTATGTAAATGTGTATGGAATGGTACTGCATAATTTAGAGACTTAATTCTCTTTGCTCCTATCCAACGCACATATTCTTTCAAGAGGTCAGCGTTTAATCCAATCATTGAACCATTGCCAAATAAATAATCACACCATTCCTCTTCTTGTACTAACGCATCTTCAAATAGATTCATTACTTCATTATGTGTTTCTTCTTTAATCTTCACATAATCCTCATCTTCCTTAATAAGAGTACGTATAATATTTAGCGATGCTGCAAGATGCAAGTTCTCATCTCTTGCAATTAACTTAATAATCTTTGCATTACCTTCCATTTGCTTTAACTCAGCGAATGCCCATGAACATGCAAAGCT